GCGGAAGATGAAAACTATTTCGGGGTCAGGCCGTTTGTCATGGGCTGTTCGGTGATCGAGACGCACAAGGTTTATCCGCCCGCCAAAACAGCGCTGGGGCGCGATACGCAGAAGGAGCTGAACGAGGTCATAAACGAGCGGCGCGATAATGTGAAGCGGATGCTGGACCCCCGGTGGAAAGTTAAAAAGGGAGCGCAGGTCGATACCCGCAGCCTGACCCGCAACGTGCCGTCATCCATAACTCTTCTGACATCGCTCCAGGATGCGGAAATGCTGGAAACTCCGGACGCCACTTCGCAGAGTTTCGCGGAGCAGGACAGGATAAACGGCGATTTCGATGAGGTGATGGGGAACTTCTCTTCCGGCAGTGTTCAGAACAACCGGCGGCTGAATGAAACGGTGGGAGGGCTGGACCTGCTTTCCCTGGATGCCGACATAGTCGGCGAGTATGACCTGAAGGTTTTCAACGAGACCTGGGTGGAGCCGACCCTGCGCCAACTGATCCTGATGGAGAGGCATTTCGAGACGGATGAAAATATCCTGACCATGGCGGCCGAAGCTGCCGGGATCGATGTTGAGGCCATCACCCTGGAACTTATCGACATGCTCCTCCATGAGGATGTCATGCTGAATGTCAATGTGGGTATCGGCTCGACAAACCCTCAGAAGCAGTTGGACCGGTTCGTTGTGGTTACCAAGGCGGCGATTGAACTGCTTGGAGAGAAGGTTGCCGGGAAGCTGAAGGCGGATGAGGTGATCAAGGAGCTGTACGGCAAGGCAGGGTACAAGGACGGCGCCAGGTTCTACGATCTGTCCGAAGAGAAAGCCGATCCGATGGAGGAACTGCAGCGCATGATCCTTCAGGCCAAGCTGGACCTTACCAAGGCTCAGACAGATAAAACGCTGGAAGATGCGGAGCAGTCGAAGGCTGCAAAGGTCGTGAAGATGATCGAGGCGCTATATTCGGCAATGCAGACGGCACAGACGGCAGTTACCGTGCCGGGAGTTGCTCCGGTTGCCGATGCGATCGCAAAGAGCGCCGGTTATGTGGACCAGGACGCCGCGCCGATCTACCCGGATCAACAGTCGCCGGTGATATCCCCGGAGCCTGCGCCGGTCCCGGCTGTGAGGCAGAATACTTCTCCCATGTTTCCCCCGCAACCGATAGGCCCGGGGGAGGGGATGATGCAGGGGATCGAGACACAGGAAAATGACGGGGTGGCGCAATGACAGACGAGCAGCTCGACCAGGCGGTTATAGCGGTAGGAAAGGACGCCGAGGCCTTCATCAAGTCTAGCCTGGGCCGGTTTATCACGACCAGGGTGCAGGATGAAGTTCTCCAGGCAGAGCAGGAATTCCGCCAAGCAGATCCAACGGACTCCAAACTCATAACCCGTATCCAGAATAATATCTGGCGGGCTGAATCTCTTATCGTGTGGCTGGCCGAGATCGTCCAGGAAGGCCGGAACATGGAGCAGGAGATCGAGCGCGGCGAACTGGACGATTAGTTGATTTATATTTTACGTTCACAACGCTTGTGAACTTTACAGGAAAAGGAGATGCACCATGACGACAAACGATGACGCCACCCGTAAGGACGCGGAAGATCGTGATGAAGATGAAAACATTGATGAGCTGGACGAGCAACTATCCGAGCGCGAGCTTGCAATGGAAAGGATCGCCGCCGCCCGCGAAGTGCAGGCAACCGGCGTACCCGATGGACAAGCAGCAGTTACGGATGACGGAGAGAAAAAGGACAAGCAGGAAGAAGCCGCCCAACTGGTAAAGGTAAAGCTGGACGGGGAGGAGAAAGAGATCCCCCTTTCCGAGCTGGTCAAGGGCTACCAGGTGCATAGCGTTGCGAGCAAAAGGATGGAAGAGGCTACGATCCTGAAACAACAGGCGACGGCTGAACTGGCCGAAGCGGAACAGTTGAAGGAACAGCTTTCACGGCAGGCGCCATTGAAAAAAGAGGGCGATGAGGCGGGCGGTGGCGAAACTGATGAGGTTGACGATGCGCTTGACGCATACCTGGAAGGGGATGCCACCAAGATTCGCGAACTTCTGAAAAAGGCGACCGGCAAAAAGGACGCACCGGCCAGCCTTTCCGAGGAAGAGCTTGACCAGGTTGTTGAAAAACGACTGGCCAAGCGCGATACGGACCGCGAGCACAAAACCGCCGAGGATACCTTTAAAAAGGATTACGCTGAGATATTCGCGGATCCTGATCTTCTGGCAGCAGCAAATAAGCGCTATTACGCCAAGATCGATGAGGGTAAATCCATCACGGATGCCATGCTGGAGGCGGGCAAGGAAACACAGGATTGGCTCCTGTCAAAGGCCGGGGTCAAGAGAGAAACCATTGACACCCGTGAAGACAGGCTCAGAAAGAAATCGAATCTAACCAGCCTCCCCGTGCGGGGGGGCAGATCAGGGGCGCAGGTTGATGACGACAATACTCCGCAAAACACCAGTTCGGTAATAGCGGAGATTGCCCGGAGCCGCGCCCAGGTCTCATAGGAGAAACAACCATGTCCGGTCAGTTATGGATTACAAATGCGGCAGACGGCTTTCTTGCCTCGCCGAAGCTTTCAAAAGTTCTGCGCCATGCGGTGCAGCCGCGCTGCAAGTTCCGCCAGTTTGCCGATGTGAAGGATGCGGCAATACAGGGCAAGGGGAAGGGCGATACCTTCCACTGGAACATCTATTCGGATGTCGCCGTGCAGGGAACGACCCTCACTGAAACCGAAGTGATGCCGGAAACCGGTTACACGGTCACCCAGGGGACAATGACCATCACCGAATTCGGAAACTCCATCCCCTATACCGGAAAACTGGATGATCTGTCCGAAATCCCGGTCAAGGAAGTGATCAACAAGACCCTGAAGAACGACGCATACAAGGCGTTCGATATCGCGGCCCACGCGGAACTGAAGCGCACCAAACTGCGCGTATGCCCCACCGGCGGGACCGATACGGAAGCGATAACCCTTACAACCAACGGGACGGTAGGCGGGACAAACACCCTCGCGCTGGGGCTGCTCCATGTCAAGTCCATCTCGGACCTGATGAAAGAGCGGGATATCCCCGCATACTCCGGGGATGATTACCTGGCCATCAGCCACCCGACAACCCTGCGGCCCTTCAAGAACGACCTGGAGGCAGTATTCAAATACACCTCCGAGGGTTTCGGCAGGATCATGAACAACGAGATCGGCCGCGCCGAAAACTGCCGTTTCATCGAGCAGACATTCATCCCCAAGGGCGGCGCCCTCGACTCCACCACCTGGAATCCCAACACCCGGACGGCGGACGCCTGGAATACCGGCAAAAGCTCCTGGTGTTTCTTCTTCGGCGACGATGCCCTGGCGGAAGGGATAGCAGTTCCCGAGGAAATGCGAGGCGCAATCCCCGCCGACTTCGGACGCAAGAAGGGTATTGCCTGGTATGCGGAGGAGGGTTTCGCACTCGTACATTTCGATGACGTGAACAATGAGCGTGTCGTTATGTGGGACTCCAGGGAATAGGAAAGGCAGGCTGAAGGCTGAAGGCTGAAGGAAAACCATAGAATGGCGGCGTTGCTCCGCGAACGGCCTTCCCCGTTTTCTTGACACCCTGCCGGGAGGCGGCAGGGTAAGGAGAAAAGACCATGGCAAAGAAAAGTTGGGCTTATGACAACCCCGTATATCGCGCCCGTTATTCTGCGGTGATCAACCTGCCTGCTCAGGCGGCTTCAGCCACGGCGGCGAAATTCATCGCATTTGCGGCCATGCGGATCAAGTCGATCCGTGCCAACGTAAACATCGCCGGCACCAACACCGATGCAGGATACGATATCCTGAACGGAACGACATCCATCGGCGCACTGGTCTGCGGAACGAGCGCCGCAGGGGCTGTTATCGCCGCTGTCCTTCCCACCGCCGCAAACGGCACCCTTGCCGAAAACGGGTACATTGAGCTCAAAACCAAGGCGACCAGCGCCACGATGGCCACCAGCGTCATGATCGAATACGAGATTACCCCTGGCGCGGAAATCACCGCATAGGCAGTTTTATCAATTAAGCGAATGGCGGGGGCTGAAAGGTCCCCGCCCCTTCAAGAAAGGATATTGAAATGAAGGAACTTAAGGAACTGAACAGGTCAAAGCCTTTTGCAGAGGTATGTGGCGGATTTACCGACCATAAGTACGAACAGGACGGTATCAAGTTCGGGCCGGACGGTATGGAGATCCCCGCGAGATCCCACAAAGCACATCAGCCAATGTCACCCGAAGCCCCGGTGGAAGAGAAACAGGCAGAAGATCCCGCATTGTCTCTTGAAATCGAAGATGAAAAGTCATTCGGAGCGAAGAAATGACCTGGAGTCCGGAAACTTCCCGCGGCTTCGAGTCGCGGAAAATCAAATACCTGATTCCCCGCTACACCAGGGGCAGGGGCCTTGAGATCGGCTGCGGCCAGGAAAAGGCCTACCAGCATTTCATCGGCGTGGACAATGGTCATCATTTTGGCAAAGGCGCCGCCGACATTGTAGCGCAGGCGGATGACCTTTCCATGTTTGCCGACGAGTCCATGGATTTCGTTTTTTCCAGCCATACGCTGGAGCATATGGAGGATATGGGAAAGGCTCTGGCGGAATGGGCCAGGGTGATCAAGCCGGGCGGGCATCTGGTTCTCTATGTCCCTTCCGCGAATCTCTACCCGAAAATAGGCGAACCGGGCGCGAATCCGGATCATAAGCATGATATCTACTGTGCTGATATAGCGACCATGCTTGCAGAAGGTCCATATTGCTGGATTGAACGCGAAGATGAGGAGCGCAGCGAAAATGACGAATATAGTTTTTTCAGTGTTTATGAAAAGACAAAAGACAAAGGCCCTGAACGGTTGTGTGTCCCATTTAAGCCGGAAATAAAAACCGCACTGGTTTGCCGTTTCGGCGGTTTCGGAGACATGCTTCAAGCTGCACTAATCTTTCCGCAACTTAAAGCTCAGGGGTATCACGTTACGGTAATGACGACGCCAAAGGGGATGGACGTAATCCGTCATGACCCGAATGTGGATGATTTCTTTCTCCTCGATAAGGATCAGGTTCCCAATGTTGAGTTGCAGCCGTTCTGGCAGGTGCAGGCGGAGCGGTTCGACCGGTTCATCAACCTGTCGGAGTCGATAGAGGGCCAGCTTCTGGCGCTCCCGGGCCGCACGAATTACAACTGGCCGGCAGCCGTGCGCCGCAAGCGGATGAAGACCAACTATCACGAATGGACGGCGGAACTCGCCGAAGTTCCGTTCAAACCGTGCCAACTGTTCTATCCTTCTGACGTTGAAAAAGAAAAAGCTCATGACCTCCTTCAGCCTTCAGCCTTCAGCCTTCTGTGGGCTCTCTCCGGATCCAGCCTGCATAAATTCTACCCTCACCAGGACGCGGTTATCGCCCGGATACTCCTGGAGATGCCGGAAGCGCGGTTGTACCTTGTCGGAGATGAGGCCTGTAGACTTCTGGAACAGGGATGGGAGGCGGAGCAGCGGGTCGTTCTTCTCTCGGGGAAGATATCTATCCGCGAGACGCTGACCCTGGCCGGCGAAGTCGATTGCGTTGTCGGGCCGGAGACCGGTGTGCTGAACGCGGTCGGCATGGATAAGAGCCCGAGCAAAGTTCTTCTCCTCTCCCACTCCACGGCAAACAACCTGTCCAAACACTGGGAAAACGTCCAGTCCCTGGCGCCCGTCAATACCCCGTGCCATCCGTGCCATCAGCTCCACTATGGTCAGGGCCTGTGCGAGTTGGAAGAGAATTCCCATTCTGCTATCTGCGCCGCCAATATCCCCCCCTACCAGGTTTATGATGCAATCGAGAAGGTCTATAAAAACTGGAGGAGTAGATGAATTATGAAGATCTGGACAAGATGACCCGCAGGCAGATTGCCGATGAGACAGGCGCGACAAGCGAGCGCTTCATAAAGCCATGGGAGATGCTGGATTATGCCAACGAGGCGGTTTATGAGTCATGCCGGAGGGCAAGGCTGATTGTCGATTCCTCCACGGTTGCAATATGTCAGATCACAGTTGCCGCCGCAAACGCAGTTTATCCCTATGATCCGCGTATTATTGGTATTCGCCGGGTGAAGCTCGCAAGCACCGGCAAGGCGATATCAAAGGCCGTTTTCTGGGAAATGGATGAAATTATACCGGGATGGGAAGCTATGACCGGGACGGTCGAAGCGATTGTGACCGGGATGGATACGGAGAAGATCAGACTATTCCGAATACCGACAGCCGTCGATACGCTTAACCTGACGGTTGTCAGGCTGCCGCTTCGGCTTCTCGCCAATAACGATGATGTCCCGGAGATCAACGCCCGTTTCCATCGCTCCCTCGTCCATTACATGAAGCACAAGGCCTATAACAACCAGGATTCAGAGGCTTTCGACAAGAACAGGGCTGATGTCCACCTTGCGCTGTTCGAGGCGGAATTCGGGCCGAAGTCGGCGGCGATCAATGAACTGTTTGACGAGATGAATTACGGCTATCAACCAGGTGATGGGCATTACTGAGAGGCAGGTAGAAGGCTGAAGGTAGAAGGCTGAAGGGGAAACCATGGACATCACCATTAGCGGCTTTGCCGGGATGAATAATCTACAGGACAAGCGGCGACTCAGCGGGCCGAAACTCGGGAAGCAACGGGCGCCCGCCGAATGCCGGGAGATCGTGAATTGCGATATTACGGATTCGCTTTCCTCCGTGCTTCGCCCTGGGCGGTCGCTGGCGCTGGCCGGGACCCCGCATAGCCTTTGGGCTACCAAGGATGAATCGCAGGCTTATTTCGTGGATGGATCATCGTTCTGGCGGCTGTTCGGCGGGGCCACATATGGCGGCGCTTCCCTCCGCACCCTGGCCGCTCCTTCTTTTCCCCTGTCCTATGCTGAAATCAATTATCTGATTGCCTGTTCCAACGGCGTTGACCTGTTCCTGATCCAGAACGGCGTTGCTGCCGACTTCGATTTCTCCTCTGAGAATTTCAAAGAGCGGGTGATGGCCGGTCACATATTGGCGGCGTTCAATCGACGGCTCTATGTGGCCCTGGCTAATGCCCTTTACTATACCGATGCTGACAATATAGAGCGCCTGGACGAGCGGGACGATCCATTTGTGTTCGGGTCGATGATCTCCATGGTGCTTCCGGTCGGGAAAAACGGCATGTATGTGTCGGCGGATAAAACTTACTGGCTGTCCGGGCGGGGGCCTGATGAGTTCACACCGGTTGAAGCTTACGATATCCGTGCGGTGGAGGGGACCGGGATCGTGATCGACGGAGCCCTGCTGGCGGAGGAAAATTTCCCCATTCAGTCCGGTCCCGCCTGTATTTTCACGACGAATGAAGGGATATGCGTCGGAAATGATGCTGGCGGAATAATCAACCTCACTTCGGATACACTCGGTTTCTCCGCACAATCGCGGGGGGCCGC